AATCAGCAGGCTACGCTCGTCCGTCCAAGCAGCGATCTGAATAACAGCGGCCTCAAGGGAGGTCTCAGACAGGTCGGCAGGAGTTGCGGGTGTGTTGCTGTTGACGCCACCAGAAACTAACGGGTGCGCGGTGCTAAACAAAGGCTGACCGTCACCAAAGGTGAAGTCCGAGTCAAAGCCGTTATTCAGGATCGCAGAAGCCTTAGTCTGCTTGGTGTAAGCCATAGCACGGGCCAAAGCCTTGGTGTACCGGCTGGACAGGGAGTCATAGAGGTTGTCCTCAATTGCCTCTTCCGTCAGCGAGAAGCCAAGAGCAATGGTTTCGTGGTTGTAGCGAGCAGTCCATGCCTCTTGTCCGTTGTCATAAGCGATGGCAGAACCTTCGTTTTTGACAGGAGCGGCTGAGAAGCCAGACAGTTTTGTTTCTTCTTCGAAGGAACGCTCAGAGGTTTCGGTTTCGAAAATCTCTTTATGCTCTTCGCCGTAGCGAGCATACTCAAGACCAAACAAAGCGTTCAGTCCCGGGAGGAGTTCCTTCAGTAGTTGTGCGCGGGAAATAGCCATTTAATATGCTCCTTATACGCCAGTGGCGTTGTAATACCGGTGCACACCAAAGTTCCATTTCACGATAACTTCCGTGTAAGAACCGGGGAAACCAGCAATTGCTGTCTCAGGAACAACGTCAATAATACGAACTGGAAGAGTAGTCGTCGTGTTGGTTGCATCATTGATAGCAACACGGGAGTTACCATTCTGTGTATTACCGGGGTTCTGAACCAAAGCAGCGTTACGATTGACATCGGTACGGTTTAAGTAGTCGATGGTTGTGGTGCCAGTAACACACACTGCGGCTTTAAACAAAGCATCCGGATCGTCCTGCACGTATGCAGTGATCGTGGAGTTTGTCAAAGCGCCGGGGTAATACTGACGGAAGGTCAATCCAAATGTCGGATCGACATAGGAAACACCAAGAAAAACACCAACTACAGAGCCAGAGTCCGTGGTAGTTACTTTCGTCAAATTACCGTCGGCGTTAAGGTTAACAACGTCGCCAAAGAAAATAGCGGTTGTTTCACCCGAACCGATGGGGATCTGACGAGTAGCACCAGCAAACACCTGACCGCCGATCAAATTGATCGGAATAAGCCCGTAAGGGCCTGATACGGTGGGATATGCCATTTTTAAACCTCGTTAAAAAGTTATTTACCTTTACCGAACGAAGTCGTAGACCTTTTCTCTTTAAAGAGGGGCATACGAGCATCATTCTCTCTCATAAACGTGTTATCTACAGCCTCCATATTGTCTCTAGTGGCCTTGGCGTAGTGTTGCTTACGCTGCTCCATAAATTCAGTAGGGATCTTGCAGAGTAACAATCCGGCAACCTCAATATTGTCCTTAAAGCGACTATTGGGATCCGTTAACATCTGGAACTTAGGCTGCTCTTCAATCCGAACAGGCTCCCAACCTTCACGCATCTTGGAAGATACGTTCTTAGCATCGGCCTGCCCTTGTGAGGCAACTCGAATCCAGCGATATGAATACCCCGGCTGTTTATCCGGCTCCGGTAGTGCGGAAGCGGGTGCCCAAGCCTTTGGACGTTCTACGTCGGATCGTTTTTCAAGTTCGCGTGCAAGTCTGTTTTCAGCCATTTTAGTTCTCCTGTGTCTTCGCAAATTCCCGGGCATACTGCTCGGGGGTTAAACCTAATCTCTTAGCAATCATTAACTGCGATTGCTTAAGCACTATCTTTTTGGAGGATGTGCTACGCGATGCCGGAGCAACTACTGTGGCAGGTCTATCGGTGCGCGTAACGGGCTTGCCGCCCCCGTTAGTCGTTTTAACTTCATCCCCAAAATTCTCGGGAAATTTATCGCGTATTGTTTTGTCAATACGCTGGTAATACTCATCAGTCGTCGCATACGCCTGACCATTCTGTGCCACCAGATCTTCGTGTAGACCCAGCGCTAAACTTGTCATCAGCCTATCTCTGCCGAACCAAGGATTTCGCTCTTGCCACGAACTCGCTTTTGGATCCGGTCTAGGGATTTGCTCTTGGGGACTATTTACAGGAATTTCTTGAGTTTGTAAAGGGGGTTTGTAATTTTTAATTTGCTGGAGTTTGTAGTTGACCGTGGACAACTGCTCCTGAGCCTCTACTAACTTATCAGAATCCCCGGCGTCATAAGCCTCTTTATAGGCCCGTTTAGCCATCTCCATCTCAAGTTCGGCTGCGCCTTTGGCTGTGTCTATAAAGGATTTCTCCCCCTCAGTCAGCCTAGATTTCAGACGCTTATTCTCTTCAAGGGCGTTTCTGGCAAAGGCCAAAGCCTCTTCCCGCTCCCTTGCAGCCTCATCTTTAGCCCGACGCTCATCGTGCCAGACCTTTTTCATCTGCTTCAGGCGAGTCTTTACCTTATCGGAATACTCTTCTAACTCGTCTGCCTCTAATTCTTGGACAATCTCCCTTGGAAGCGGCGTCCTGCCTCGATCTTCCTCTGGGGTGTCGTCCTGAACTTCTATATCAATATCAGGTTTCCCACTATTTTCTAGGGGTTTACCCTGATCTTCTTCAACTTCAAACTCGAAGTCGGGTTTTCCTTCTGCTTCTTTAGGTAAAGGCATTTCTTACTCCTATTTGCGAGAGATGCCACGGGGGTCTTCTACTACACCCTCCACGGAATCGTCGTTGATGATGCGGAACTCTCGGCCATGAATCTTTAACCGAGTGCCTGCGTGGGGGCGCACGAGAATAAAGTCCCCTTCCCTACACCAAGGCCCTGACGGGAATCTTGCGGCGTCCTTATAGCAATCCGGCCCCATTTTCACGACAAACAGAACCGTTGTGAGTAGTTCTTCGTGCTGGAGGGTCATGTCGGATTTAATGATCCCGCTTTCGTACTGCTCGTCTATGTTGGGAATTCCACACAAAATGCGATACCCCGAGGGGTCCGGTAACTGCTTGGCTTTTCGGTCGTCTGTATCTGGCAGAACACTTACTTCACCGTCTTCTGTAGCGATGGCGAGTTCAGTCATCGTCTTTTTCCATCCTTTCTGCTGTTTCCATAAGAATATTGTTTGCGATTAGGAGTCCGCGATAGATCCCACAGCCATATTGGTAGGCCCCAAAATCTTTTGCGTGTCCTAAAACCGTGTCCTGCTCTATTACCTTCATTTCCTCTCGTACCTTGTCTGAAAGGTACTTAAGTAAGTCACTACTCATTTACTCTCCTTTTTTTGGAAGGTTGGTACTACGAAGCCGGAGAAGTTCTTTGTCCCTCTCCAGTTGATTCTTTTCGTCATCAGCCACGGCTTTGATCATGGATTCAGACTGCTTGAATTTTAATTTCTCATCTTCGGCAGTGGCTTTGACCATTGCATTAGCCTCAGCGATCTTCTCTTGTGATTGAATTCGCTGGCGTTCGATGTCTTGCTGTTGCGCCTTAAGTGTGGCGTCCGTCTTGTCTTTAAGTGCCTTACGCTGTAAATCTTGGCCCTTAAGTTGAAGTTCCTGCATTTGCATCTGAATAATTGGGTCCTGCGCTTGTTGCTGTGCCTGCTGTTGTGCAGCGGTGGCTTGGTTTTGCTGGAGCAATTGCTGGGATGCTTGGGCCACCAGACGAGATAATGCGAACTCGATATCTTGTGGGATCTGTTCGTCATCCTCTTCAAACGATGGTATCGGCGCTCCAACCTGTTGCTCGATCTGCTGGCGATACATGTACCCAAAGTGCTCGGCAATGTGGGCTTGTAATGCGGCCATCATTTGATTTGCCATTGGGTTTTGTCCAATCATCTGGGCAGTCATTGGATCCTGCATAAACGATTGGTGGGTTGTGATATGGGCTGCGTGATCTTGGTAAGCAAAAGCCTTGAGCGGCTTATTCTTAATCACATCCATATTTTCTGAAACTGGATCTCTTGGCTTCTGATCATCTGGCATTGGAACCAACTTGGCTGCGTTCCTAATACCTAAGACTTCAAGCATCTGCCGGTGTAGATATGGCAGATCATAGAGTTGCGGGGCTGTTGCCGCCAACTGCATAACCGCCTGATACTGGACAACCTTCTGCGACATTGTTGCCGCATTGGGATCAGAGACAGGGATTACGTCTACATCATCGTAGTCTGACTGTTTGGCCCGAGGAGGTCCTTCTACCGGCTCATATGAATACTCTTCTGGGGTGTAGTCACGGATGATGTTTTTCAGGAGTTTAAATTCCTGTTTCATCGAGTAGTGGATACGCGCCTGAACGGCAGACATTACCTTGAGCGTGCGCTCTAAAATTGCCAGCGTCGTACCAACAGGAGACTGGGCACTCATGTCGGATACCTTCAGATCCGCTGCACTAGCGAACCTACGACCTTCTTCAACTATGGTGCCCAAGAGGGTATACAACACCTGACTTGGCTCCTTATATGGGAGCGTCATGATGTTGTCTTTAATTGTGCCGGAGGCTACGTCTACATCTCGGAATTCCGCCGGAGCAATCGGCGTGTCATCACCCTTAACCCGCAGACCTTTTGTTTTGAATCCTCCGGGGAGATTCGAGAGAGTGCCAGCGTCAACAAGTTGGCGAATAATAGAAGTGCCAGACTTAGCAAAAGCACCAATG